ATACGACGCCCTAAAACATAATAGAAAGTTGTTGATATCCCCAACTGCTTCTGGAAAGTCTCTGATGATATACTCTCTTGTGAGATATTACGTTGAGAAACAACAAAATATTCTGATAGTCGTTCCGACGACTTCCCTAGTAGAACAGATGTATAAAGATTTTGCAGACTATGGTTGGGATGTAGGTTCATATTGCCACAAGATTTATGCGGGACGTGAAAGAGAAACTGACTCACAGGTAATCATTACTACCTGGCAGTCCATCTACAAACTACCCCGCAAATATTTTTCAAGATTTGATGTGGTTGTTGGAGACGAAGCGCACCAGTTTAAGTCTAAATCTTTAATATCTATAATGTCAAAACTTTCAGATGCAAAATACAGATTTGGTTTTACAGGGACTCTTGATGGAACTCAAACTCATAAGTGGGTATTGGAGGGCTTATTCGGTCCCTCTTACAAAATCATCAGAACAGATGAATTGATGAAGAAGGGGCACGTTGCTAAACTGGATATCAATGTTCTTCTATTAAAACACCCTGCACATAAGTTTGAAAACTTTGAAGAAGAAGTCCAATACATTATCAATCATGAACGACGCAATAAATTTATACGTAACCTTGCTCTTGATCTTAAAGGCAATACGCTGATATTATTTTCCAGAGTTGAAGGGCACGGACAACCGCTTTACGATTTAATAAATAACAGCAAGGCAGATGAACGTCATGTTTTCTTTGTTCATGGTGGAGTGGCAACAGAAGATAGAGAAAAAGTAAGGGAGATTACTGAAAGAGAAAACAACGCAATTATTGTTGCTTCATACGGAACATTCTCTACTGGTATTAACATTAAGAATCTCCACAATGTTATTTTTGCTTCTCCTTCAAAATCCAGAATTAGAAATCTGCAAAGTATTGGAAGAGTCCTCCGAAAAGGCAATAATAAAACAAAGGCAACTTTATATGATATTGCTGACGACATTTCCTACAAGTCTAGGAGAAATTACACCCTTAATCATCTAATTGAAAGAATTAAAGTTTATAACGAAGAAAATTTTAATTACGATATTGTAAACATACCGCTTAAAAACTAATGGGAGATGAATTTTACGCAATTATAAAACTTACATCTGGAGAAGAAATATTATCTCTTGTCGCTATTGATGAGAACGATGGAGATCCACTGCTTTTATTGCAAAACCCAATTACGATGAAAGTTTATAATACTCATCATGGAATGCATATTAAAGTTAAGTCATGGATTGAAATGTCCTCTGATGATATTTTTATCATAAAACCAGATAGAATTATTACTATGACAGAAACTACTGACGATAAATTAATCGACATCTATACGAGTTATATTAATGATGAAGAAGATGATGATCCAGTAGGATTATATAATCCATCAGACTCTAAAGGATCTGGTCCTACAAGACCATCAAGAAAAATGGGATATATTTCTTCAGTGGAAGATGCAAGAAAAAAACTAGAAGATATATTTAATAATTCTATAGAAAGCTAAAGCTCATCCTTTAACCCTAACAAAGGTAGTCTACACATATTTTAGCAACTTGTCAAGTCTTATCATTTATGTTAAAATAAAAACAACTTATATTAGAAGAGTCCGATGTTATGTCTAAAAAGAAAACAGAACATTATGTAAATAACAAGGAATTATTGGAAGCAATGATCGTCTACCGTACAAAGGTAGAAAAATCTTATATGAAAACTTTCAATAAAGACCTTACCAAACAACCAAAACAAGAAAGAGGAAAGAGGTGGGAAGGCAAACCGCCTATTCCAAACTATCTTGGCGAATGTTTTCTTAAAATTGCAACACACCTTTCGTATAAGCCCAACTTTGTCAACTACATGTTCAGGGAGGATATGATTTCTGATGGAATCGAAAATTGCGTTCAGTACATTCATAATTTTGATCCTGAGAAATCCAAAAATCCTTTTGCTTACTTTACGCAAATCATTCATTATGCTTTTCTCCGTAGAATCCAAAAAGAGAAAAAGCAATTAGATATCAAGACCAAGATCATTGAGAAGACTGGATTTGATGAGGTAATGATGGTTGATGACAGCTTGCTTTCTGGGCACAGTTCGGAGTATAATAGCATCAAAGATCAGATCCAATACAAGAATCGATGAAGGTTGCTATCATCACGGATACTCACTATGGAGCACGTAAAGGTTCCAAGTATCTGCATGACTATTTTGAACTCTTTTACAATAATGTATTTTTTCCTGCTCTAGATGAGCACGGAGTAGAAGCAGTTATTCATATGGGAGATGCTTTTGATAGTCGGAAGTCGATTGACTATCAAAGTCTTCAGTGGGCAAAGAGAGTTGTGTTTGACCGACTCAAAGATTACAAAGTGCATATGATTGTGGGAAACCATGATACATATTTTAAAAACACTAATGAAGTTAATTCTCCAGGTTTGCTTCTATCTGACTATAATAACATTTCTGTATATAATCAACCTACCGAAGTAAATGTCGGTGGATTGGATATTTTATTTTTACCATGGATTAATCAGGAAAATGAAGAATTATCTTTCAAACTTATTGAAAAGACAACTTGCAAGTGTGCGATGGGGCACCTTGAATTCCAAGGATTTAGAGTTAATCGACAAATCATCATGGAGCATGGTTTGGAAAGCAAATTATTTGAGAAGTTCGATAAAGTCTTTTCAGGTCACTACCATACAAGATCAAATAATGGAAAAATTTTCTACCTAGGAAATCCATATGAGATGTACTGGACAGATGTAAATGATACTCGTGGTTTCCATATTTTTGATACGGAAACCCTCACTCTGACCCCAATCAACAATCCTTATAAATTATTTTATAACATCTATTATGAGGATACCAACTACAAACTCTTTAATGCTACGGAGTATGAAAACAAAATCGTCAAGGTAATCGTTCGTAAAAAGACAAACCCAAAAGATTTTGAAAGATTTATTGATAAACTTCATAGCGTCGGAATTCAAGATCTCAAAATTGTTGAGAACTTTGATGTACATGAAAGTGAAGAGTTTGATATTGATGAAGAAGAAAGCACAATTTCTATTCTAAATCGTTATATTGATGAATCAGAATTTGAGTTTGATAAAAATGTAATCAAAGGTATCTTCCAAGATTTGTATAGACAAGCTTGCGAAGTAGAGTAATGTTCCTCCTCACAGTCAAAGATAAGAAAGAAGACGGTGCCTATGCTGTCCAAGATCAGTATGGGCACAAGGTCTTATTTTTATTTGAAGATGAGGACGATGCCGAACGTTATGCCATGATGCTCGAAGATAATGAAGAAGCTTCAATGGACGTTGTGGAAGTTGATGATGAGCTTGCCATAAAGACCTGTAAGCATTATAATTATAAGTATGCAGTGATCACTCCTGACGATATCGTTATTCCTCCTAGATTGAATGATAACCTTTCAAAAGATTAAATGGAAGAACTTTCTTTCCACTGGCAACACTTGGACTGAAATTGATTTTCAAAAACATAATACAAATCTAATCATAGGAACAAACGGAGCAGGTAAATCCACAATGTTGGATGCCCTTACGTTTGTTCTTTTTAATAAACCATTCCGTAAGATCAATAAACCTCAATTGGTAAACACTACCAATGAGAAGGAGTGTGTTGTTGAGATTGAGTTTTCTATCAATAATCGGGAATATTTGGTTCGTCGTGGTATCAAACCGAATGTGTTTGATATTGAGGTAAATGGAACTCCACTTCATAAGGAAGCAGATGATCGTGCTAATCAACGCATTCTGGAAGAGAGTATTCTGAAAGTAAACTATAAGTCATTTACTCAAATTGTGATTCTGGGTAGTAGCACTTTTGTCCCTTTCATGCAACTGACGACTTCTAATCGCCGTGAGGTGATTGAGGATCTGTTGGACATTCGGATCTTCTCTGCAATGAATGCTCTCATCAAAGATAAAATTCGTGAGAAGAAAGAACAAATTAAATCTCTTGACCTTAAGAAAGAAACTCTTAAGGATAAGATGAAGATGCAGCAGAACTTCATCGATGAGTTGGAGAATCGTGGTCATGCCAATATTAATGCCAATAAAGAAAAGATCACCAAGTTGGATGATGAAGTTGGCATTTATATGGATGAAAATGCCAAGACCGAAGAGGAAATACACAAGTTCACAAAGGAGCAAGAAGAGGTCATTGGTGCTGGTGATAAGTTAGTCAAACTCAATAATCTCAGAGGCAAGATTTCTCAGAAAGTATCTGCTATTACCAAAGAACATAAGTTTTTTACTGAAAATACGGTATGCCCTACTTGTACTCAAAGTATTGAGGAAGAGTTTCGGTTAAATAGAATTAGCGATGCTCAAAATAAGGCAAAGGAACTTAAAGATGGTTATGAAGAACTTGAAAAAACTATTGAGTTCGAACAGGAGAGAGAGCGTCAATTCAATGCCC